TTCATAGTTATTCCTTGATATTTTGCCCTTATCATATTTACAGGATCTTTATTATCTTTATCTATGAATAATGAAACTGCCATTGCATTTTTGTTTATAATAATCTTATACTCTCTTTTTGCGTATTCTAAAGAATCTGTAATAGCTTCTTTTGAAAATCCAGCTTTTCTTAAATCATTTTCAATTTCCTGAAGAATTAATTTATTTCTAATTTGAGTAGAACCTATAAATTTTATATTTTCAACTACTTCAGGGAATTTATTTTTCATTTCATATAACCCTTTATTCCATTCATTAGCACATCTTATATCTATACCCTCATAATCGGCTTTTAAACCTAGAGTTTTTTCAGCAAATTCATTAGCTTCTTTTATTGAGCTTGCTTCCTTAAACTCATTTATACTCTTATTTTCATCATTTGTCAATGGCTCATTATTAGAATCATCTAAAATATAATTATTCTTTTCAAGTTCTTCTCTACCTTGTTTAGCTAAACTTTCATAGTCAATAACAGGTATTGTTGTGCTTCGGCATCGTGGATGCATCGGTGGATAATTAAGTCCAACTGCAATCTTTTTAATTTCAAATACTTCTCCATGCAGCTCAGAACAAATTTGACTTGTTCTACTATCCAAAGTAGCACTAAATTCATATTTTTCTATACCAGCTTCTTTGTATCCATCAAGTGTAGCTTGATTCAAAACATAATTAACTTCAGTTCTTAAAAGTCTTTCAACATCATTCTTTTTAGCTGTTTCAAATCTTTCAGAAACTCTTTTAGTCATAGTTTTTAGATTAATACCTTGTATCATTCCATTAACTATTTCTTGTTTAACTGTTTGAGCTAGTTTATCTGTATTACTCCAAAGCCTCTGAGAAAAATTGGCACCACTCCAAGGTCTATCTAATACTGTTTTTATTTTATCTCTACTAACAATAGGATTAATACCCAAGTCTTTAGTTAATTCTATAAACGTATCTCTATAAACAGAATTTAAAGCATTTTTTCCTGTTTCTTCAACTCCAAATATCAACTTAGTAAATTCCATATCTATTTGGACTTTAAGACTATCTAAATGACTTATTCTACTTTTAGCAGATAATGTTTCAATTTCTAAATATAATTTTTGTGCATCTAATGGTGCTGTTTTTAAAAGATTCTTATATTCTTTCATATAATCATGTAAATCTTTTTTCCAAACTTTGTAATCATCACCTTTTAAAAGTTTCAAAGCTTCATTATAATTTAAAATGTTATCATTCATATAAGTTGTTGTTATTCTACTAATTTCTTTATTTATATCTTGTTTAGCCTTTTCAAGTGCAATCTTATACTCTTTTTCAATATCTTGAATAGTAGTAAATGCCTTAGCTTCTCTTTTAACTTGTCTTTCTTCCCAATAATCTCTATTCTTTTGAGTCATTTACATCAACTCTAATCGGAGTATTCATATCTTTCATAGCATTTATATCTTCTTCAGCTTTTATTTTTTCAAGTTCTCCTTTTGCATCTTCTATAAAAGGCAATGTAGATAAAATAGTTTCATGTGATACTATTCCTTGTAATTTTTGGGCTGTATCTGCTGCTTCAACTAAATTCTTTGGAACATTTCTAGTAAATACTTTTTGAATATCAGTAGCTTTTATTTTTAAATTATAAAAATCTATCATAAGTTGTAATCTTTGATTAATTGCCTTTTTAAAATACATTTCTTTTTGTGCTGCTAATTGTTCTAATGCTAAAAGTTTATATCCGAGTGCAACCCCTGAACTATTTCCACTAAACTCTTTATCCTGCATGTCAGGTATCATAGAAAATTTATGAATATCTTGGTTTAATCTATTTTTATTATTTTGAGCATAGTTATCATTGACTTGTTTAACCAACCATTTAGCATCACCTTGCTCATTAATAAGCATAACTTTATTTTTATTCATTTCTTCTAGTGTTTTTTCATCAGTTCCACCCATGTTAATTAAAACTAAGTATGCATCTGTAAAATCTTTCATATCATCAATAGCAGTAGAAGTTGCTTCATTGTATCCATCTATCAAAGAAATTACATTTTTAAAGTCTCCATTAGCCCTTTTATTATTTAAAAATTCAATAATTGGAACTTGGTTAAATCCGTGTAGCTTAGTTTCTCCTGTTACAGTTGGAACTTCTTTTTTATCACTACCAGATAAAAATTCATAAGTTGTAACACTTGTACTGTCATAAACTTCTAATTTATAGACCCATTTATTTTCTTTGTTTTTAGTTTTATCCCATCTAACAGCTGCAGTTATTTCTTTTTTTACTGTGTCATCTCTTAAAATAAAACAATCTCTTGGGTCTACAACTACATTTCCAATAGTATTATCTACATTTTTATACCAAAGTTCATATGACTTTCCAAACACACTTAAATTAGACGCATGTTCAAAGTTTTCTTGCTGCTCTTCTTCAGTTGCTAAATATTCAGATAATTTTTCAAAATCTTTTTTTAATTTATCATCTTGTAAAGCATACGCAATTGGCTTTCCTAAAAAATAAGCTGTTGCAATAGTTGTAATGTACTCAGGATAATTATTAATTAACTTGGTATCTTTTTTCTTATCACTTCTATCTTTCTTGTTCAAAATATTATGTTTTCCACTGTAATAATCTTCCATTTTTTGTAGTTCTGGTAGCTCATCTTTTATAAAAGCTTCAAGTGCTTCTTTTAAATCTTCTACAGTCATTAATCCTCCTTCCTATCTTATTCCTAGGCTATTTCTGTCTATTGTTCTCATTTCATTTCTATTTATTGTTTTTTCAGCGATACCAGTTAAGGTATCTGGTCCATCATCATGCTTATTCTTACCTTCTTTTTGATAAGAAATAATATCCTTTGCAAATTCTGGCCATTTATTTTTCCAGTCAACAGGCATATAAATATTTGCATTAACCCAAGCACTATTTGATAATATTCTTGCTATTTTATTTCCTGATTGATGAAACCATTTGACCACTGTCTTGTAATTTCCTTTATCTCTTGTAATTCTTTCAATATTTCTTGCGAATGCTCTACCACCATTATTACTTTCTATATCTGCAACATTCACATTAAACTTTTTATATGCTTCTGCAACCATAGGTTCTGTTATTTCCATAGCTTCTTTGGTATAAATAATATCTAATATATAAGCACTATCTTTGCAATCTGCATAAATGATATTACATAGAAAATCATCTCCAGTATCAGCTGTATCACAATAGGCAGATATCTTAACAATCTTTTCTTTTGGTAAATCAACATAAGTTTTAAACTCACTATATAATCTACCCTTGATGTCTATTGGCTCTTGTTGATAGTTGGCTGAAGCTATTTCTGGTCCCATAGCTTTAGCTTTTGATAAATAAGATTTATAACTTAATATTTCATCACAAAGCATGGTACCTTTATCATCTTGAACAGCTTTCATTTTGATATGTTTCACTTTTTTTCCTTCTTCTTTATAGTGCTCTATAGCTCTACCAGCTAGGTCTCCGCTAACCCAACGAGTCATTATAATTATTATCTTTCCACCTTCTTCAAGTCTTGAAAGCATTGTTTGTGCATACCATCCCCAATGTTTATCTAAAACATTAGCATTGTAAGCTTCTTCTGCATTTTTGATTAAGTCATCTATTATCATAAGGCTACAACCAAAACCTGTAGCAGTTCCACCAGGTGCAGTTGCTAGATAGTTATTGTATCCACCTTCTAAACTCCAAAGGTTCATAGCACCATCACCTTGTTTTATACTTACACCAGGAAATATATCTGAAAAAACTATTTTATCTTTATCAGCTTTTACCTCTTGAATAGTGTTTCTAACATCTTTTGAAAATTGAGTTGATAAAGTTTCATTGTAACTTCCTGTCATTATTTTTGCATTTATATCTCTACCAAGTAACCATTCTACTAAATTTCCTACTGTCCTTGACTTTCCATGTCTAGGTGGAAGATTTAAAATAAGAACTTCATCTTCACTTGTTAGAAAATTTTGTAAATCATTGCATAAATCAACTAAAAATTTTCTCTCATATTTATAGAAGTTAGGAGCTTTTAAATAACAATAAAAAAAGAACTCACGTCTTGCAAGCTCTATTTTTGCTCTTCTTATTGCTTCTTTATTTATCTCCACCAAATATCACCTTTTTTAGTTCTTCTGTGGATAATCCTTTAAATGGATCCTCTGTTTTTAATTCTCCTTTAACTTCCAGTTTTTCAGTAAATATTCCTAAATGTCTACCTAGCATTTCTAATGCTTTTTCTTTATTATAAAATGTTACTTCTATTCCGTGTTTAGTTTCTTTAACTCCAGATATACATGCTTTTTGTTCAGGACTTAACTCATCAAAATTTTTAATTATAACTCTATTATTATTAAGATTAACTATTTCAGTTCTATCTGTAAAAGCTAGATTGGCAATCTCATTTAATACTTTATCTTGTGTAATTTCAGTTCTTTTTTCTCTTTCTTTCATTGCTGCTTGTATTTTTTCTTGAACCTTAGGTTTTCTTAATAGCTTACTAGCATATACTGCTGCTACATTTTCATTCTTTACTTTATAACCTGCTCTGATATAAGCTTGTGTGCCATTCAAATCTTTTAAATATTCTTTTACAAATAAATCTTGTTTAGTCAATCTTTTTCACCTCCAATTATCCTCGCTTTTGTACTTCTGTTAAAATTTTATGCCTATAATTAGGCTCCAACTTCTCAACTTTATTGAGTAATTTCTTATCATTAAAATGCTCCCAGTATATAGTTCCTTGTGCTAAGTTTCCAAATAAAACCTGTCCTTCAATATCTTTAAATCTCGTTATTTCTTCTGAATTTCTATTTATATTTAAACTTTCTTCAACTGTTTCAAATTCTAAATTTAGCCCTAGTACCTTATTTAATAAGGTTGTATGTGTATCTATATAGCTTCCTATATATAATTTACCTAGTACAAATAATACTGGCCCATCTCTAAAACCTATATCAAAATGTTTTTTATACGTTTTCATAAAAACCTCTCTAAATAAAAAATACTTCCGTAAAAGCCTTAGCTTGTTCATACGAACCACAGAAGTATTGATGTAATTATTTATAAAGGGCATATTGGATTTGCACCAATGAATAGCAATCGCTGATATTCTAGTCTTTAAAACTAATGCCCCATAAGATTAAGACTTTTTTAGAGTAGAGTCTCAAACTACTTTTATTCAAGTAAGGGAGGAATTATCGTACCCTTAGATAGCCAAGAAGGATTAACTTCTTATAGCCAAGTCATCTAAATTATTTTCATATGATATCATACTATCACATTATTTTTTACCTGACAATAACCCTATTTTTACCCCTTTTTTACCCTGTTTTTACCTTTTTTAAAATTCTATTAGCCTTTGAGTTTTAAAATGTATCTCCAAAGCCCCTAAAATTCTATTTCTTATTCCATAAGTGCTTTTTAGAGAAATTTTAAGTATATCAGCTATTTCTTCATATGCTTTTTTATCAAAGTATTTCATTTTTATAAAATTATAATCCTTGTGGTCTTGCACCATACTTAGGCACTCATCTATCCTAAAAATTATTTCCTCATATCTGCTAATATTATTAGAAATTCTTTCTTTAAGTTCTTCTATCTGCTCCATTTCACTTTTAAAGTCATAGTTGCTTCCACCATGTCCACCTGGCCCACATGACTTTTTAAGTTGTGGATTCTGTAAATTTTCTATTTCCATTTTTATTCTTTTTTGATATTTAGGATAATTTCTTAATATTTCTTCCATCTTCCTGAAAATTATCTTTTGCTCCTGTGTTGCCATTACTACTCCTCCATTTTAAGATTAAATATATCTTTATATGCCTGTAAATATGAAGTTCCAGAATATTCTCCCGTTTTTCTATCTACAACAACCAACCAATTATATCCATTCCATTTGATATTGTTAAAATCTTCTGTTGTGAACTCAAAATCTTCAATATCTTCTCCAAAATTTATTGGTTCTTCTCCTTCTGGATATTTAATATCTTCAAGCCAAAAACCATTATCATTGATTAAATTTTCAAAATCATCATTAAATCCAAAACTGTTTGGCAGTATTGGGAATATGATTTTTACTATGTACCCTTGTTTTTCTAAATCTTTTACTATTTGTTCTAATGTCATATTAACCCCATTCCTTTCCAAGCATAATAGAATTATCAATTTCTAAATCTTCATCTCCACTTTCTTTTGCTATTAATCTTTTTACCCATTCTAATGCTTCTATTTGTCCTTTTGTTTTAGAGTATTCTCTTATATCTTTATCAAGAGAATTATTATAATCTAACTCAAATTGTTTGCTATTAATCTTATAAAATAATTCTGCTTCATCTATCATTTTAGCCCTCCTATCTAATTCTATCTAAATGTTTTTGCAGTTTTAATACATCTTCAAAATTTTTGGGTGCTCTTAACTTCATTTCTTATTTTCCTCCTTAATCCTCTTAATTCTAACTTTTAAACTTTCAACAAGTGCATCCTGAACATCGCCTTTATTCTCTAAAGCTTCCATTACATCTTCATCTCTTGTTTCTTTACAAATTAAGTGGTGTACAATAACTTTTTCAGTTTGCCCTTGCCTATGCAATCTCTTATTAGCTTGTTGATATAATTCCAAGCTCCAGTTAAGTCCAAACCATATTACGTGATTTCCACCTGCCTGTAAGTTAAGCCCATATGCTGCACTTGCTGGGTGGGCTAGTAAGATATCAATTTCTCCCTTATTCCAATCTAATTGGTCTTGTGGAGTTTTTAAAAGTCTCACTCTTAGTTTAGAATCTTTTAAAGCTTCAATTATTCTGTCTTTATCATGTTGAAAGTTATAGAATACTAAAGCAGGTTTCCCATTTAATTGTTCTATTAGTTCTAAAAATCTTTCAATTTTACAATCATGCACCTTAAAGACTTCTCTATTCTCATTGTAAATAGCTCCATTTGCTAATTGTAATAACTTGTTGGATAGTGCAGCTGCATTTGCAACTGTAATTTCAGTATCTTCAAGTTCAAGTATTACTTTCTTTTCTAGTTCATCATAAGACTTTTTGGCTTTACTGTCCAAAACCACTGGAACTTGCTCATAAATTATGTTGGGTAGTTCCAGGTAATCTTCTGCTTTCATAGATATACAGATATCAGCTATTTTCTCATGTATAGCTTCATTTGAACCCTCTTTAGCATCATAGTTGAAAATTACTGTTCTGTTTCTTTGCCCAGGTTCAAAATATCTTTCTCTAAATTTTCCGATAGTCTTTTCTAGTCTTTCTCCCTGGTCCAATAAATATAACTGTGCCCATAAGTCTATAAGCCCATTTGGTGCGGGTGTTCCAGTAAGTCCAACAATTCTGCTTATTTTATTTCTAATAACTTTTAAACTTTTGAACCTTTTTGATTGGTGGTTTTTAAAGCTAGACCACTCATCAAGTACCACCATATCAAATGGCCAGGTATTTTTATAATAATCAACTAACCAGGTTACATTCTCACGATTTATAACATAAATATCCGCTGTTTTTGCAAGTGCCTTTATACGCTTCTGTAAGCCTCCTAAAACAAGAGATGTTTTTAGTAGGGATAAATGGTCCCACTTTGCTATCTCATCTGTCCAGGTAGCCTCTGCGACTTTTTTAGGGGCTACTATTAAAACCTTTCCTACTTCAAATCTATTAAATTTTAAATCTACTATTGCTTTATTTACAAATTCATTAAATTTATATTGTTCAAATGACTTTGATAACATAAACAATCTCCTTTTTATTTTTATCTCCATTGTGAATTTCTTAAGATTCACGTTTCAAATATTAAAATACTAAGTTCCTCTAGTATTTGATGTACACAATAAACCATTCTCTATTATACAATAAATACCGCTAATAAGCTATAAAAAACAGTTAAAAAAGTTAGCTTAATCATTAATTC